TGAAGCCGACGAAGCGCGCCTCCCGTGGGCGCGAGACGACAGCGAGGCAGCCAGCCGGGGCTGGCCCATCCATCATCTGGCGAGGCTGGTGCTGGAGGATCGGCAGCAAAGAGAACCGGTAGCGGCCCAGCACCTCGAGGTGTTGCTGCATCACGGGGCCGAGCACGTCGTCGGTGAGGATCACGATCCACGAGCGTGTGCGTGGCGCCCAGTGATCGCAGAATGCGATCGCATCCTCGGGCGACCACGCGGCGAAGGCGCTGACGCCGCGCTCACCCGTCGAGGACAGCGCCCCCTCGTGCGTCCTCGCCGAATATGGTGGGTCGCAGATGACCGCATCGACCATCTCGACGTCGGCGAGCGCGTCCTGCCATCGGCCCAGTCGCAGATCGATCACGGTGCACCTCGTGATGTTGCGCGGGCAAGAGCGAGCCGCGCCCGACGCCTGCACTGGTAGCTCGATTTCGTCAGCGCTGCGCGTGCCGCAGCGGCCACCATCGCTGTGCCGAGCAGCAGGCGCCTGCCGTCGCAGGGCTCTGTCGCCTCGGTGTCGTCGTCGTCGCGGCACACCTCGCGAGCGCTGGCGCCGCATTCTCTGCATCGCTGGTAGATCACCGGACCCTTAGCGCGTATCCACGGTCCGTGTCGATCGAACACCCTGCGACAAGCCGACCTGCGACGAGGTGCGCTTTGATCGCAACCTTGTCGGCCTCGTCGTCACGGTGGCGGATGCAGTCATCGGGCAGGTCGGCTACCGCGCCAGTGACGACGACGACAGGAGGCAGCTTCGCCAAGCTGAAGGTGGCGATCGTCGTCGTCACCTTGCGCAGGTCCATGCGCGTCATCAGTGCATGCACGGCAGCGTCGGCGCGCTCGACTGCTGCCGCGTCGCGCCTCGCCGACTCCGTGAGGCGCTTGGCCTCAGCCGCGCGGGCGTCGCCCAGCCCGTGGCGGTAGGCGCGCCAGCGAGCATAGCTGTCGAGGCGGGTCGTGAGCCCGCCCTCGAGCTCGGCCATCCACGCGTCGATGGCCACGGCGCCGCTCTCGTCGCCGGTTTCGAGGGCCTCTTCGACGAGGGCCTCCAGAGCGAGGAGGTCCGCGGTGAGGTGATAGAGGGTGCTCATGGTGCCGCCTGGGTGATGGTGATCGCGCCGCTCTCGTGGAGCGCGGCGCCGTAGATTTTCTGCAGCTTCGCGATCGACGCCGACGACGGCGACACGCTCTCTGTCTCGAGGGCGCTGATGGTGGCGAGCGCGAGGCCTGTCGTCGAGGCGACGCTGGCGAGGCTCAGGCCCATCGAGCGGCGCAGGCCGCGCAGGCGCTCGCCGTCAAGCGCGGTCCGCTGGCCAGTGTCTCTGTTGAATGTGACGCGCATATGCGGACTCCTGAAAAAGCAGGCGCCTCGCTGTCGAGGCGCCTGCAATGGTGGTTGATTCAGCCGTTGACGAAGTCGTCGTCTTCCGCTTCGCCTCCGACGGGCTGCAGTCCCTTGTCGAGGGCTGTCAGCTCGGCATCTGTCGGCAGCGTCGCAACGACCGGTGGCGCGGCAGGCTTGCGGGCCTTGAGGAACGAGGGCGCGCTCTTGACAGGGGCAGGCGCCGATGCTGCTGGTGCGCCAGCCTTCAGTGCGGTGGCCCCGGGGACAGGCTTGTAGCCCTTCACGTCGTTGCTCTCGTCGTACCCGTCTTTTTCTGGTTTGATCGTGAGTCTGACCATGACCTCACAGTCCATCAAGGGCGCCAAGGTGGCGCCGCCGACACCGGCGGCGCGCATCAGTTCGCCAAGCTGTTCGCGACCGATGCGCAGCATCGTCTGCATGTTGTCGCCGCCGCGCGTCGTCGCGATGCAATGGCGGGCGAAGATCTTTTTGCGCTCGCGCTCGCCTTCCGTGATTGTCAGCTGGATCGACGCGGTCTTGATGTCCTCCGCACCATTGACCGTGATTGAGGGCTTAGTGACGCGGGCGCGGTACCAACCGGCGGGGTGTACCTCGACCTCTTTTTTGACGTCGGCGGGGACGAAGTCGAGGCTCAAGCTGTCCGTGTCGTCGTTGAAGCTGCTCATGTTTTTCTCGTTGGTCGCTGACGGCGCCTATCCCGTCGTGAGGCTGGACCCCGATCGTCACCGGGGCGGGTGTTCAGCTGAGGATCTTCACGACGATCGCCCCGATGTCTGGCTCTTCGTACTGGTCGAGCTTGCCGGTGCGGTCCTTGGCCATGATCGTCGAGGTCTTCGCCGTGCGGAATCTGCGCGCGCCGCTGGACTGCATCTCGAGGCGCAGCACACCGTCGAACGTGTAAGGCATCGCCTGTTTCAATGCCTTGCTCGGCACGAGCGGGGCGAAATAATCAACCATCTCAGGCGTCTTCGTCGACCCCTCGTTGCGTTCGTGCCGGTCCTCCTGAAAAATGAACAGCACATTCAGCGGCGCGATGTCAACCAACGACCACAGCATGTTGGGGATACGCAACATCACCTCGCCGTACGCCTGCCTCGGGTCGGGCTTGACGTCGAGCATGGCCCTCAGCTCGCGGTCAGCAAGGTTGCTGACGCTGTCGACGACAACCCAGGTGACGCCGTTGGCGGGTGAGGTGGCGTAGGCGACGGCCTCGCGGACCTCGCTGAGCTTGGCGCATTCTGCGACCAACACGCGGGCATCATCGGCGATACCAAGGTTTTCTTGAATGAGTGTTCTCAACCCGTGCTCTGCGGTCACGATCAGCAGCTTGTCAGCGTCGCCGAGGATGCCGACCAGCGCTGCGATCTGCGTCGTCTTGCCCGTACCAGACTCGCCATAGATCGCGAGCTTGACCCCGCGACGCTCGACTGATTCTCTGAGACTTGTGATTTTCATTTTGGTTTCCTTGTTCGTGGTTGCTCTTTCTATCGGAGCCCGATAGAAACGTCAACCAAGAATCTGCAAAGGAAAAAATGAAACTCAGAGACTACCAGCAAGAAGCTGTCGATGCCGTATTTGCGTACTGGGAGCGCGCACCCTCGACGCCAGAGTGTCCGGCGTCGCCGCTCGTCGTCATGCCGACTGGCAGCGGCAAGAGTCCCACGCTGGGCGAGACGGTGCGAGTCCTCGTGCAGGAGATGGGGTGCCGTGTTGCGGTGCTCACTCATCGCGCCGAGTTGATCCGACAGGATGCGAAGGCGATCCGAGCGATCTGGCCGCAGGCACCAGTGGGGATCTACAGCGCAGGGCTGGGTCGCAAGGAGATCGATGTGATCACCGTGGCAGGCATCCAGTCGATATCTCGACGGCCTGAAAAGCTCGGGCACATCGATGTCGTCATCATCGACGAGGCGCATCTGCTGTCTCCGACGGCGACGGCGCAATACCAGGCGACGATCACCAAGCTACGAAAACGCAACCCCGACATGCGCCTGATCGGGTACACCGCAACACCGTACCGACTCGGGCAGGGCTACCTCACCGAGGGCGAGGGCGCGCTGTTCACTGCCGTCGCCTATGAAGTTGGCGTGCGTCGCCTCATCGAACAAGGCTGGCTGGCCAACGTCGTCAGCAGCTACGTTGTGGCGATCGACGTGCGCGGCGTCGGGCTGGTGGCAGGCGAATACAACAGCAAGGCCCTCGAGGCCGTCAGCGACACGGACAAGATCAACGGCATCGTGGCCGACGACGTCAAGCGCGAGCTTGCCGGTGGCCGCACAAGCGCGATGGTCTTCGGGGCTTCTGTCGAGCACGCGTGTCGCTTGCGCAATGAGATGAGGGTGCGCGGGCTCTCGTGCGAGGTGATCACCGGGGACACGCCGCGCGAGGAGAGAGACCGGATCATCCTCGCGTTCAAGTCGCGGATGCTGAGTGTGCTCGTCTCGGTCGATGTGTTGACCACTGGCTTCGATGCGCCGTGTACTGACCTCATTGCCGACGTGCGCCCAACGATGTCGACGAGCCTGTACGTGCAGAAGATCGGGCGAGGCATGCGCATCTGCGAAGGCAAGATCGATTGTCGCGTGCTCGACTACGGGGGCAACATCGATCGGCATGGACCCATCGACGCGGTGCGCGTCAAGCCAGCGGGCAAGGGCGGGGGCGAGGCACCGATCAAGACCTGCAAGGCGTGCCTTGCACAGTGCGCCGCTGGCTGTCGCATCTGTCCACATTGCGGCGCTGAGTTCCCCGCGCCGATCACCAAGGTCAACGACACGGCGAGCACAAAAGCGGTGTTGTCCTTCAACGAGCCCAAGGCGGCGCCAGTGCGTGAGGCCGTCGGGTCCGTCGAGTGGGCAAGGCACACCAAGCACGGGGACCCTGACGCGCCTCCGACGCTGCGCCTGGACTACTACATGCCGTCATCGGGCGGGCTGTCGATCCCGCGCAAGATCGCGAGCGAGTGGGTCTGCGTCGAACACGAAGAGGGGGGCTTTGCATGGCGCAAAGCGATGCAGTGGTGGGCGTCAAACGTGGGGTGCCGCGAGCCTGTCGACGTGGCCGATGCGCTCTCGTTGCTCGACGACGGTTACATGGCGCCAGTCGTCGCCATCGAGACGGTCCGCGAGGGGAAATATCTGCGCGTCGTCAAGATCCACCAGGGCGAGGCTGCCGCGAAGGACGACGATGAAGAGGCGCTCGAAGTCCCGCAGGCAAAGACGCTGCTGACTGCTGACTGGATTGACGACGACCTTCCTTTCTGAGGTGACACGATGACCGTAACGATGCTTGACGCCGCTCTTGAGTATGCCTCACGGGGCCTCTCTGTTTTTCCTTGCTCGGCGGGAAGCAAGTCTCCCTTCAGCAACACGAACGGCTCCAAGGACGCAACGACCGACGAACGCCAGATCCGTGAATGGTGGACGAGGTCGCCGACGGCAAACGTCGCGATCGCAACGGGCAGCGTCTCGGGGATCTACGCCGTCGACATCGATGCCGAGTCTGATCCAATCATGGCGCGTCTTCCACAGACGTGGATGGCGCGCACGCGCGGCGGCGGGTGGCATTACATCTACCGCCTGCCCGATGGGGTCGTGCTGAAGAACACGACCAAGGACAGTGCCGAAAAACCAAACGCAAGGTCCCTCGGTCACGCCGTCGACTCGCGCGGAGAGGGTGGCTACATCCTCGTGTTCCCCTCAGTTGTCGACGGCAAGCCCTATGCGTGGGTCAACGACATCGAGCCTGTCGAGATCCCGCAATGGATCGTCGACAAGGTGAAAACCGTCGTCGAAGTCGCGATGACCACGCGCTCGACGTTCGCGATGGTTTCGACGTCTTGGGCCAACAAAGCCCTTGACGAGGAATGCTACTCTGTCTCCTCGACGCCCAAGGGCGGGAGACACACCGCGCTTGTGCGGGCCAGCTTCAAGACTGGGCAGCTCGTCGGGGGCGGGCACCTCTCGCAAAGCACTGCACAAGCGGAGCTCGAGGGGGCCCTGTCTGGCTTCAGCCTTGCGCCCGGTGAACGGCGGCACGCGCTCACGACGATTCGGAAATGCCTGCAAGCAGGCATCGCTGCACCTCGTCACCCGCAGCACAGAGAGCACGTCGATCCCTTCGGTGGCCTCGACATCACGATGGGTGACTTCGAGGCTGATTCGGCCGAGGTCCTTGCGCCGACTGTCAAGGAGAAAAAACCCAACGGCGACGCCCATAGGTGGGCCTTGCTCAACAGCGTCCGCGAGCTTGGTGGTCTGTGCGACAGCTACACCGCATGGGTGGTCCGCGGCGCAGACCACCCTCAGCCGGGTCTGACGCTGGCGAGCCTACTTGCGCTCGGGTCTGTGCTTGCGGGGCGCAGGCTCGTCTACAGGCGCTCCCTCTCGTCGCTGTATGTCGTCAGCCTGGCGGCATCGGCAGAAGGGAAGAACAGACCGCAAGCCTGCCTCGGGCGTGTGCTCGACGAATGCTGGCCAGTGTTGGCGGGGGCCAACAGCTTCAGCTCCGGCCCAGCCTTCACTGATGGCGTGCGCAAATCCGTCGAGAATGGCGTGGGGACCTGCCTCGTGCTCGACGAGTACGGGATGCAGCTCGCGAACATGTGCGGGCCAAGGGCCGCCACACACCGCCAGGACATCAAGCAATGCCTGACCGAGCTGTCGACCAAGGGCACCGACAAGTGGTCACCGGCCCTGTCGTTGGTCAAGGGCGGGGGGAAGCTCGAGCTCTGGGCGCCGTCGGTCACGATCCTCGGGTCGACGACGCCCGACAGCCTGCACGCCGTGCTCACCTCGACCGACGTGGCCGACGGCTTCGTCGGCCGCCATGTGTGGTTCAGGGCGCAAGATGTGCTCCCGATGTGGCAGGCGCCCGAAGATCGGGGTGACGACGCAATCCCCATCGACGTGCGGTCTGCGCTGCTGGCCATGAGGCAGCAGCATGAGGAGTGGCAGATGGGACTCACTGTCACAGCCGACACCGGCCTCGACGTGCTGCGCCTGTACGACCCACAGCACGTCACGGAGACCGACGAGGCCAAGCGCCTGCTCTTGGAGCACAAGCTCAAGTGCGACGACGACAGACGGCTACAGCGACGCGCCGACATACCCAACGCCGTCCTGGGGCGCATGCCCGAGTTTGCGGCGCGCATGGCTTTGATCCTTGCCGCGCTGTCTCAGCCAGAGAGGGTGGTGCCTGTCGTGGGCGAGATGGAGGCGACTGTCGCGATTGCGCTGGCCGAGGAAAGCGCGATGACCTTTGCGGCATCGCTGACGGCAGGCCGGCGCCCACGATGGGATGACCACGAGGCGCAGCTGGATCTCGTCGTAGGCGTGATCAGAGATGAGGGTGGAGCGACGACCAAGACCGAGCTGATGCGCCGATGTAGACGTCTCTCAGGACGTCAGATCGACGAGGTGCTTGCGCGCCTTGCGGAAGAGGGCACGATCGAGGTACTGAAGATAGCAAGCAGCGGCGGACGCCCTGCTTTTGGCATCAGGCTTGTTCAGTACTGAACACTTACTTCCTTCCTTCCCGCGCCAAACCGAAAGCCAAGCGACCCACCCGGGTCGCTTTTGGCGTTGGCGGGAAGGAAGTAAGTGTTCAGTACTGTTCAGTGCTATCTCCTATAAGTAAGAGATATTTCAACAAGATAAAGTCTCTTACTATACGGGGGCACACACATACACCTACATTGGCCGTACTGAACGCGACCGCAGTGTCAGCCGAAGGATCTGTGTGGACTTGAGCGATCTGTTGACACCGTGTCAATGTGCTTGACATTTTCGGTGGCCAGTGGATACATTGGCCGCCAACCAAGGAGCACACCATGCCGAAAGAAAAGAAAACAGCTGCCGAGCGCACTGCAAGGGTCACAGAGGCGGAACAGATGCTGCGGGCTG